TGTCCATTATGTAGGGCAGATAAAAAGCATATAAATTATTCAAATTATTCATTAGAAGAAAAACATAAGTTTCTAACTGAAATTATTGACTCTGAAGAATGTCAAAATCTAAATGGAAAAAAATTACATACTTTTATTGAACAAGCTAATTTAGCTGAAGATATGAACTTTTATGAATTTATTTCATCAAAAACATCTCAAATTGATAAAACATATACAATTATTTTTAAGGAAATAATTATTCAAAAGAAAAAAAATTTTTTATCTATGGACAATAATTGGGATTTTACATGCTCCATTTTAATGTCATTATATCATTAATTTTTATTTGATATATTATTCATCTTACTTATAAAAATTGAATATTTTTACATATAATTATTATAATTGAACAAATTAACTTATTCACATTAATTTATTATGAGTGGAACTAAAAGAAAATTAACATCTACTATTGATGAAAATCTTAGAAATATTAAATTTAATAAAGTTGGTAATTCTAATGATTTTATCTTAGATACTAATAAAAAAATATATATTATTCTACGTGTTTCTACTAAACATATTAATGAAATAAGTCTTCAAAAACAAAAAGATGAAATTTTGAAAAATTTAGGTAATATTAATCTAAATGATGTTCAAGTAATTACATTTAATGGAAAATCTGCGTATAATGACTCTAATTATACTGTAAATTTGACTGAAATATTTCAAAATACTATAAATAAAATATTTTATTACTATTCTATTGATAGATTTTCTAGAAATGTTTCTTTAGGTGCTGGATGGTTGAATATGATTAAAAAGAATAATCATAAAATTTATTTTTATACTAATCAACTTTATTATCCTAATAATGGTGATTATCAAAGAATTATTAATCTATTAACTGAAGCTGAAACTGAATCAAGAATAAAAAGTGACAGAACAAAAGAAAGTAGAAATCATAGAATTTCTAATAATATTTTTACTAATGGATTTGGATTTGGCAATAATATGAAAAGACCTTGGGAATTAAAACTAATACAATTTTTATTAAAATATATTGATTTCATTCATTGTAAAATTGAATTAACTGAACAAGAAATTAAAGATTATTTAATTGATTATATTCAATTATTGCCTATTGATAGAGAACTTAAACAACAAAAAATAAATTTTATTCAAAATGAAACTATTCAAATTAATAAAAATACTGTTGAAAATAATTATGATGATAATCAAGATTATTCTAGTATTAGTGAATTTTTAAATGTTATGGGTATTCCATTTTTAAAAATTAATAATGTAACAAAAGATTTTACTGAAGGATATTTTAGTTCTATAAATTCACCTGTTGATTCTAATATAAATTATATTTATCAATCTGAACCTTATACATTTATTGTATTAAAAGGAAATATTGATAATTTTTATGAAACTATTGGAGATAAAAGAGAAATTACTTTGGAATCTATTTCACGAAAAATGATTCATTTTAATCCATCTATTTTCAATCGTGTAAATGATTTAAATAGATTAAAAAATAATATTTATCAATTGAATAGAACAAGAATTAAAGGTTTAACACCTGAATCTTTGTTAAAAAAAGGTACTAAAATTAATGTTCCTGAAATTGAAGGACTTTTAATTCCAGAAGATAATCAATGGACTTGGAAACAAAAAATTAGTCCTAGATTTTTTATCAATATTGAAGATATTCTTGAAAATCATCAAAAAAATCTTGAAAAACAAGGTTTTATTGAACAAATGAATCATATAGATTCTTTTGGTCTTAATAATTTGCGTTTAAATTCAACTAATAATTCTTCAACTGAAGGAGGTGGAGAAGCAAGTTCTAGTAGTAGCTCTAGCTCTTTTTCCGAAAATACTATTGATGAACAATTTAGAAGATTAAGCGAATTATTAAAAACTACTAGAGAAATGTATGGTGATAATCATGAAGAAACTATTAAAATACATAAAAAAATATCATCTTTATGTGGTATTGAATAAATTTATTTACTTACAATTTTTTATAATTTAATTTTTATTGTCAAAATATTTATTTATTTATTAATTATATATGCCATTTTGTAAAAATGACCCTAAAAAATCATATATTGGAAATGAACCCAGTCCTAAAGGTTTAGGTTATTGTGCTCATGCAGAAAAAGTTGGTGTTGTTCGTAAAGGACTTGATGGAAATAAATGGATTATTTCTACTACTTCAAAAGGAGTAAAGAGATGGGTGAAACATAAAATTGAAAAGAAAATGAAAAAAGATGTTGGAATTAAGAAAATGAAAAAAGATTCTGTTAAACATATGTTTTCCAATTTGAAAAAATCTCAATTAAAAATAATCGATTTATTAAAAAATGATGTTAAAAAAGAACTTAAAACAATTGGTGTCAAACTAATGTTAAAAAAATTAAAATTAATTAATGGTTGGTATATAATTGATTATGTTTGGCCTGAACCAGGAACATTTGATATTAATAAAGATAAATTTATTATTGTTGTTTTACGATTAGATAAAAATAATAAATTATATACTCCAAATGATGAATTAGATTGTCAGCATAATGGTATTGTTTATAAAACTAAGAAAGATGTTATTGAAATATTTAAGAAATACTTTGGTAATAAATTTAAATGGGATGGAAAACAAGAACATATTTTAACTATTAAGTATTAAATTTAAAATAAAATTTTAAATTTAACTTTTTTCTTTTATTTATTTTTATTTAATAATAATCTTTATTATTAATAGAAAATGAATAATACTCCATTATTCAATCTTAATAAATTTCGTAAAATTAAAAACAATTCTTATAATCATAAAGAAAACTGTTTAAAAAATTCTAAAAAATGGGGTAAAGATTATATTACTAATCCTAAATTCGCATTATTTGACCATAAGTTTTTTACTTGTGGAGATGTTGATGACTTTAATCAATATGGTGTTTTAAATGCTATGTATTATTTATCAAAAGAATCTGAGAAAAAAAATGACAATGAAAAAATAAAAATAAAAAATAATAAAATAAACCAATCATTTGATTTTAAAGATTATTTTAAATTATATAAAAATATTGATATTGAATCAATAATCAATACTTTTACTTATATATTTCATAAAATAAAAAAAGGTATTTTTATTATTATACACAATAATGAATTAGTTTTGTATTTACCTTTTAGCAATAACGACTATATTAACAATTGGTTTGATAAAATTTATTTTTCATTAGAAGAAAAAAAATTATTAGATGAAAATGATTATCATCGCATTCAAGATAAACTTCGTAAAAATATTATGCAATTTATGAATGATCATCCTGAACAATATGGAAATAAAAAATTAAAAATAAATTTTAATCGTAAAAAATGGCATGCAAATAATTGTGTATTTCGTAATCAATTTCCTGAATATGAAGGTGACTTAAATATTGACGTTTTTAAAAATATGTTTGTCGAATTATGTAAAAATCGAAAAATTCCAAATACTATGTTTTTCTTAAACTATAGGGATGCACCTATAATAACTAAAAAACTAACTGAACCTTATTTTCACTTATTTGATTCTAAAAATGTCAGTATTGAAGAAAAATTTAAATTTAAAAAATTCTGTCCTATATTATCTCAATCTGTAACAAGTGAAAATGCAGATTTATTAATTCCTACAAGTGATGATTGGCGTATTCATAGTTCTAAATATTTTACTGGCAGTAAATGTAGTAATGCTTATCAATCTTCTTCATTTGATAAAATGGAATTAGATTGGAAAAAAAAGAAAAATGTTTGTGTATTTAGAGGTTCAGCTACTGGCTGTGGTATGACTTTAGAAAATAATATGCGTTTGAAAGCTGCTCAATTAAGTTTAGAACATCCAAAATTATTAGATGCAGGTATTACCGACTGGAAACCTAGAGATAAAAAATTTAGCGGTGAGCCCATCAAAATTATTAATCCTAAAGATTTTAATTTTAGTTTAGTTGAAGGAATAAGTATGGATATGCAATCTAAATATAAATATATTTTACATATTGATGGATATGTCAGTGCTTTCCGTTTGTCTTCTGAAATGCATATGAATAGTGTCCTTTTAATTTGTGAAAGTGATTATAAAATATGGTATAGTGATTTAATGGTTGAATATGAGCATTTTGTTCCTGTTAAAAAAGATTTAAGTGATTTAATTGACCAAATAAAATGGTGTTTAAAAAATGATAAAAAATGCATGCAAATTGCTGCTAATTCTGCTGAATTTTATAAAAAATATTTAACTATTGATGGCATTTTTGACTATATGCAACAATTAATGATGAAAATCCACTTAAATATGAATATGAAAAATCCATTGGTTTTAAAAAAAAGTAAGAAAAATGTTGCAATTATTGTTTGCTTCAGAGATTCCGGAAATAATAGCCGTAATCAACAAAAAATTATTTTTGTAAAAGCTTTAAGTTCAATTTTCAAGGAATTATTTAATTTTCATATTTTTATAATTGAACAATCTCCTGAAGGTGGTTTTAATATTGGAAAATTGAAAAATATTGGTTTTGTTGAAGCCAATAAAGTGGGGGTTTTTGATTATTATATTTTTAGTGATGTTGATATGATTCCTAATTATGAATTATTGACTTATTATCAAAAGAAACCTAAATATCCAATGTGCTTGGCTGCAAGCGGAACAAGATATAGACATCAATTTATTAAAAATAAAATAAAGAAAGATTTGAATGGGAATAAGAATGGAAGTAGAAATGTGCATGGAAATAAAAAAAGTGTTAAACCTTTTACTGGTGGTGTTATGTCCTTTACTAAAAAAGATTTTGAAAAAATAAATGGTTATCCTAATAACTTTAGAAATTGGGGTGGTGAAGATGATAGCTTATTGATACGTATGTCAGAAAGTAAAATAAATAACTTGATTTATCCTGAAAATGGCTCAGTCATTGATATTGAAAAAAATAATAGTGGAAAACCTAAAAATGTATTGTTTAAAACAACTGAAATTGAAAAAAATAAATCTATGGAATATCAAAAATACGAAAAATTATTAATTGATATTCAAAAATGGAAAAAAAAT